GTTAGCTGCGTGGATGCTAATTATCAATGCCCTACAGTCAGACAGGGGCCATGTATTCTACGTAGCACCTACGCAGGGACAAGCTAGGGATATTATGTGGCAAACCCTGCTTGAGTTAGGACACGATGTCATCACAGGGTCCCACATTAACAACCTACAACTTAAGTTAGTCAACGGAGCCACGATTACCCTTAAGGGTGCAGATAGACCAGAGACTATGCGTGGTGTAAGCCTAAAGTTCCTAGTGATGGACGAGTACGCAGATATGAAGCCTGACGTATGGGAGCAGGTCCTGCGTCCTGCGCTAGCTGACCAGAAGGGACACGCGATGTTCATAGGAACTCCTATGGGTCGTAATCACTTCTACGAACTCTATAAGTATGCGGAGATGGGTGATGATGAGACGTACTCAGGGTGGCACTTCACAAGCTACGATAACCCACTACTCGACCCTGATGAAATTAACGTCGCGAAGAAATCAATGTCTTCTTACGCCTTTCGTCAGGAGTTCATGGCCTCCTTTGAGGCAGTTGGCTCAGAGATGTTTAAGGAAGATTGGATACACTACGGAGAAGCCCCTGAAGAAGGTGACTACTACATAGCCATTGACCTCGCAGGCTTTGAGGAGGTAGGTAAGAAGAGAACGAAGAGTTCTAAGTTAGATGAGACTGCAATTTCCGTAGTCAAGGTTGGAGACAACGGCGACTGGTACATTGATAACATAATTTACGGAAGGTGGACATTAGACGAAACGGCTGCTAAGATATTCCAAGCAGTCAGAGATTACCAGCCAGTGTCCGTAGGTATCGAAAGGGGTATAGCAAAGCAGGCTGTTATGTCACCCCTAATGGACCTCCAAAGGAAGTACGGTAAGTATTTTAGGGTAGAAGAGTTAACGCACGGGAACAAGAAGAAGACCGATAGGGTCATGTGGGCTTTACAGGGTAGATTTGAGAACGGCATCATAAGTTTAAATAAGGGCGAGTGGAACGCAAGATTCCTCGACCAGCTATTCCAATTCCCCGACCCGCTAACACATGACGACTTGGTTGACTCCTTGGCATACATAGATCAATTATCTGTGGTGCCTTACGGAATACATGAGTTCGTAGAAGACGAGCTTGAAATCTTAGACATTGTAGCGGGATATTAATATGAAAGATGACTTTTACAGCCCTGATCCACTCTTAGTCCAAGAGTCTTTGGAAGAGTGGGTAATGACTAAATGTGAAGACTGGAGAGATAACTACCAGAGTAACTACGAAGAGAAGTTTGACGAGTACTATAGACTCTGGAGGGGTATCTGGGACCCTGCGGATACTGAGCGTAAATCAGAACGCTCTAGAATCATATCCCCGGCTCTTCAGCAGGCCGTAGAATCCAATGTTGCTGAGATGGAAGAGGCTACGTTCGGACGAGGGAAGTTCTTTGACATCTCAGATAACTTAGGTGACACTGACTCTCAGGACGTACAGTACCTAAGAAACAAGCTTACAGAAGACTTTGAGAACACTAAGGTACGTAAGGCTGTCGCAGAGTGCTTAATTAACGCAGCAGTCTTTGGCACCGGGGTGGGTGAGATTGTCCTAGAGGAAATTAAAGAGATGGCCCCGGCTACTCAACCCATCATGGACGGCCAGCTACAGGCAGTAGGCGTCAATATTACAGACAGGGTAGTGGTTAAGTTAAAGCCAGTAATGCCCCAGAACTTCCTATTGACCCTGTAGCTACCTCTATTGAGGACGCCATGGGTGTTGCTATAGATGAGTTCGTAGGAAGCCACCTAGTAGAGAAACTACAGGAACAAGGGGTATACAGGGACGTATACGTAGGTACAGCGGCCTCTGACACTGACTTAGAGCCTGACCAAGACATTACAGTATATAGCGACGATAAGGTACGCTTAACGAAATACTACGGTTTAGTTCCTAGGCACATGTTAGATGAAGCAACGGACGACGAAGACCTAGAAGACCTAGATGTTTCTGAAGGTTCTAAAGAAGGTTATGTAGAGGCCATTGTTGTCATAGCTAACGGAGGTGTCCTCCTGAAAGCCGAGGCTAACCCTTACATGATGCAAGACAGGCCTGTAGTGGCTTTCCCTTGGGACGTAGTACCCTCTATGTTCTGGGGCCGAGGGGTCTGTGAGAAAGGTTACAACAGTCAGAAAGCCTTGGATACTGAGCTACGCGCACGTATTGACGCTTTAGCGTTGACGATTCATCCGATGTTAGCCATTGACGCCACTAGGTTTCCACGAGGAGCCAAGCCTGAGATACGACCCGGAAAAACCATCTTAACCAATGGAGATCCTCGTGAAGTACTACAACCGTTTAACTTTGGTCAAGTGGGTCAAATTACGTTTGCCCAAGCAGCCTCCTTGCAACAGATGGTCCAACAGGCTACTGGAGCAGTTGACTCAGCAGGACTCTCTGGTGCTGTTAATGGTGAAGCTACTGCCGCTGGCATCTCTATGTCTCTTGGCGCTATTATTAAACGTCATAAGCGCACCTTGATTAACTTCCAACAATCGTTCCTAATCCCCTTCGTTAAGAAAGCTGCCTATAGGTACATGCAGTTTGACCCTGAGAACTACCCTGTGAAGGACTATAAGTTTAACGCAACATCAACCTTAGGTATTATTGCTCGTGAGTACGAGGTTACACAATTGGTGCAACTCTTGCAGACTATGAAGCAGGACAGCCCTATTTACCCTGTGTTAATCCAGAGCATCATAGATAACATGAACCTGAGTAACAGGGAAGAACTCATAGCCTCCATGCAGCAAGCACAGCAGCCTAATCCTGAGGCACAACAAGCGGCTCAACAGACTCAACAGGCACAGCTTGAGTTCCAGCAGTCTCAGACAGCCGCACTAGCAGCACAAGCTGCTGAGTCGCAAGCGAGAGCACAGAAGTACAATGTAGAGGCTCAGTTGGCCCCTCAGGAGCTTGAGATTGAGAAAATTGAGGCTATCACTAGGAATATCAAAGAAGGTGACGCTGACGATAAAGCCTTCAAACAACGCCTAGAGATAGCTAATGTAGCCCTAAAAGAGAAACAAATTAACAACCAAGGAAGCCCAAGTAATGTTAATGACTCAACAAGACCTCAAGAACCTAATAGCCCAAGTGAACGAAGCGTTCAAAGGACAGTTCAACCGCCTAGGGAAAACAGAGGAGCGCCTAGAGGCCCTAGAGGCCCAAATGTCGGACCTACTCCAACAGGCCCCCAAGGCCCCTCAGAAGGCCCCCAGAGCGCCTAGGAAGGCTTCTAAGGAGACTTAAGCATGGCTAAAGAGAAAGACCCACGATTAGCACGAGCAGGCGTCTCAGGGTACAACAAGCCTAAGAGGACGCCTAGTCACCCAACGAAGTCTCACGTAGTTGTAGCCAAGGAAGGCGATAAGGTTAAGACCATCAGGTTTGGACAACAGGGAGTCTCAGGTGATAAGAAGCCCACGGCTCGGCAGAAGTCTTTCAAAGCACGACATGCAAAGAATATAGCCAAAGGCAAAATGTCTGCGGCATATTGGGCTAATAAGGAGAAATGGTGATGGCAGGACTCTACGATAACATTCATGCTAAACGTAAGCGTATTAAAGCAGGAAGCAAGGAGAAGATGAGAGCCAAGGGCGCTAAAGGAGCACCGACAGCTAAGAACTTTAAACAAGCAGCTAAAACAGCAAAGAGAGGAAAACGATAATGCCTAAAGTTAACGGTAAGTCCTACCCATACACCAAAGCTGGTAAAGCAGCAGCAAAGAAGGCCAAAGCAGGCTCTAGCTGCTCCAAAGGTAAGAAACGTAAATAATACCAAAGAAAACACTTGACATTTACCTCAAAATATGTTATAATATACAGTATAGTAAAACATGAAGGAACTAAGGCAATATGGAACCTGAATTAGAGAAGTACTTCAATGTATACTTTGACCTCTTCAACACCGAGGGTTGGAAGCAACTCACGGAAGAGTTTAGAAACAATGGTAACGTGATAAACTCCGTAGAGTCAACCAAAGATGTTGATGATATGTACTTTAGGAAGGGACAACTCAATGTTATTGCCCACCTAGTAAACTTAGAGGCCTCTGTAGAGCAAGCCTACACAGAAGCCAAAGAATCCAATGAAGATGATTAAGGTATACGACTTTAAGTGTACCGAAGGTCACTACTTTGAAGAATTTGTAGATGATGATGCTACAACCAGTAGGTGCGGTTGTGGTGCCAATGCTACAAGGGTCGCTTCTGCAACACCATGCGTACTTGAAGGTGCCTCTGGGGATTTCCCCGGACGGCACATGAAGTGGGTACGAGAACATGAGCAAGCAGGGCGTAAATAAACTCCACAACCGTTAGGCGGAGAAGGTTAATAATATGGNACGAGCACAACTCGTAGACGAGCGTTCGGAAGAAGAACTTAACGACGATAACGTAGATACACTAGAAGCACCAGAGGATACTATTGAGTCTCCTGAAGAGGAGGTAGCCCAAGAGGAACCTAGCTTACCAGAGAAGTATCAGAACAAGTCCTTGCAAGAGGTTGTTCAGATGCACCAAGAGGCTGAAAAGCTCCTTGGTAAACAAAGCTCTGAAGTTGGTGAACTACGTGGTGTTGTTGACGACTACATCCAGACACAACTCAAACAACAAGCACCTGTACAACAGCAAGAAGACGACACTGACTTCTTTGTTGATCCACAGGCCGCAGTTAATAGGGCGATTGAGAACCACCCTAAGATACAAGAAGCTAATCAAGTTACTCAGAGGTATCGTAAAGAAACCGCATTGGCTGAACTTTCTAAGAAGCATCCAGAGATGGATTCTATTTTAAAAGACGCTAACTTTGCTGAGTGGATTAAAAGCTCTAAAATTAGGACTCAATTATTTGTACAAGCAGATCAGGCTTACGATTACGACGCCGCTGATGAACTCTTGTCTCTTTGGAAAGAGAGAGCCTCTGTCGCACAACAGACAGTAGCAGTTGAGAAGCAAGCCCGTAAGCAACAAGTTAAGTCTGCAAGTACAGGTAACGCCCGAGGAACAGGCCAAACTCAACGTAAGAAACAATATCGTCGTGCTGATATTATTAAACTTATGAAGACCGACCCAGATCGTTATGCAGCTTTGTCAGAAGAAATCTTTCAAGCTTACGCCGAG